CTGGTTTCAATCCGCCTTATTGCATAGGTGGCAGCTTTGCGTGTTATTCCATAATCAGCAGCCTTACGGTCCAGGTATTCTCCTACCGACGTATCAATAAAAAACAAGTCGTAATAGTTACTTAGTAAAAAATAAACTTGTGCTAACTGATAGGCACAAGGGGCAAGTGCATCATAAATTACTGACCCTTCTCTCTTATCAATATCATTCGTAACCCGATTAAGCATATCAGACAAGATAACTTCATATGTTATTTCATTGAACATTAGACATTCACCTCCTTCGTAATCGTGATTTCTCCATAGATGCTCACCACATCAAACATGCAAAGCATTTCATCACCTGAAACAGAATACACAAAGTTATCTACACTCTGAATTCTTTCATCTTGGAGTAAACACTCCTGAATGCGTCTTTTTAATTCAATCCGTACATATACCGGATCTTTACCGATCAAGCTTTCCAAATCGATTCCATAAGAAAAGCTATATATCGGATACTCATACTTTTCAGTATTCAGCATCTTATATATAGCCTGTTTCAGAGCTTCCAGATTGTCCGTAAAGCCTTGTATCTTATCAGTGGATAGTTTATAAGTCTTAGTGGTTTCTATGTCCTCTGTAATCGTTAAATCAGTTGTTAGTATTGTGCTCATTTAACTATCACCTCCAGGATATAAAATTGATGTCCACCATTATTGCGGAGTAACCGAACTTTATCACCAATAATAATTGTATTTTTCAAATTTCCAACAACGTTTTCATTTGGTAAGGTGAGCTTGTCACTTACTTTTATTCCGTCAACGGCTACTGTACCGATGGTAAATTCACAAAGCTTTACGTTCTTTAAATAATTTTGTATTATTGTTTTAATTTCATTTATCATATAGCCACCTCGATTGACATTGTATGGACCGGTAAAAAATCATGCGTAACAGACCTAACTATTAGCCTTTTATTTTCAAGTCCAATATCTTCTATGGCTGCGTAAAAACTTGAACCTGCTCTTATTCGTGTATCACCTAGACATTTCATTGATAAAGTTTCCTTTTCTAGGTTATAAAGCCCTAGCAAGGCATCCGACATAGATTTGGCTTGTGATGCATTATAATTTTTGTCCAGGACTTCAAAATACTGTAATAATCCGTAAGTAGTTACTGATCCATTATCTGTCTTGATATATGTATCTCGTTTTCCTGTGGTTTCATTGTCACTGACAAGTTTAATCACATTATAAAATTCTTCATCAATGGATTTTTCGTACTCATAATCGTAACAGAGACTTTCATCTCCCAATGCAAGATTTAACTTTAAATTTTCTAAATCACGGAGACATATGCTTCCGTATTCGTCACGTAAGCAATACCATTTGCTTTTATTCATTCGAGTTTCCTGTATATCTTCATAGATTATATCTAGCCATGTTTTATCATCCTTAGGATCGGTTGACAGTATGTACTTTGTATCTGCAAGTGTTCCCATGGTAAGCCCGAGATAGTTACACATTTTTTTTACATGAGATGTAGCTGTTTCGCCTTTTGATACTATCGTATCTTTTGCCTTAGCATATCTAAGCTTGTCATATGCTGTGACGGTAATTTCTTTGCTCTTATTCCGTCCATGCTTAAATATAATACCAAAAAACTTTATATGATCATCAATAAATCTAACTAAGCTACCGTTTTCAATTTTTAAATCATCATCAATAAAAGAAAATTCAAGCTTGCTGCATCCATCATTTAGCTTATCAGTAAATGATACGGACTTCACAAGCTCGCTTATTTCGTACATTTTACCATTTACTTCGACAATGAATTCCATCTCGCATCACCTACTTCCGTTTAAGATATTGATCAAGTGCAGCAGCAAAATCAGAAACCCCTTCGTCTGATTTAATGTAGTTTTTATTTATTGCCTTCGTTGTTGGCAGAGGAGCTGAATACTTTGAGAATTCATCATTGGTCGGAATATTAAGTTTCCACCCAATCGTTATCGATGACGCGTTTTTAATTTTATCTTTGTTAGCATTAAAGATAATATTACACTTGGATCCATCTCCGTAATACTTTTTTGCAATCGTCCATAGGTTATCGCCGGATTTTACAATATGATATCCGGTCGACTTAGGATTGACCGCCTTCGTAGCAGCTGCCTTTTTCTTTTTAGCCTTTGTTTTTCCTGTCGAAAAGGATGTTATCTCTGCAATGCTTGCTGATTTCTTACCGTATTCTCGGTATTCAAGGAGTTTGAAACTGACGTACTTATCACCCTCTTCTCCGGCCTTCTCTGTGATTTCAAGCTCTTCTATTAATACAAGAACACTGTCACCCTCTTTTCTGCTAATCTTGCCACTATCGTTTGTATCTGTACCGTACACGAAGCGAACCGGAAGAAAGCTTTCTCTAATTTTTTTAAGCGTAGTCAAGAAAGTCTTCGCGCCAATGAATTCATCTGGATTTTCAACATAAGAACATATATCATGTGGAAATTCTGTCTCGAAAGAAAACTCTCTAAGTTCCATGTATGCAGGTACGGCTATTTGCCCAAGTTTTAATATCTCATGTTTTTCTATGGACATTGCCGTGGTTTCCTTTATCTCTTCCGGATTAACAGGGAGTTTATAAAGTAAACCATCAACATCGAAATATACTATGTATCCACCCATCAATATCCCCCTTCCGCTGCCAAGGCAATTTCTTCTTTCATGATAGCCTCCAGTTCGCCTTTAAGTTTATTGATATCGGCTGTTTCTTTGATGTCGCTAATATTAAAGACTACATTCGGAGCAAGTGTTGCTGTACTGAATTTATTAATATAATCCCTCTCAGCAATATCTCGAAGGTACTGAAGATCCTCATCAGCCATATCCACTTCAACCGCGTCGTTATTACCTTTGCCTTCTACAACTACAGGTCCTTCATACGGATCAACTCCTGGGTTTTCTGCGCCCTCTGCCGCTTTCTCTGCTAGAGCACTTGCCTTTGTCTGCGCTTCCGAGATTTCTAACTGCCTTGCAGCAGTATCGGCCATAGCATTTGCTTTCATATCTTTAAGCGTTGTATCACGTCCAGCTATTTCTGCCTCTTTATCAGCAACATAGCTATCTAATCCACTATTTCTAGCTTGCTTTTCTGCCTCGTTTTCAAGTTGTGCATTGGTACCGAATGTTACTTCTTCGACAAACCCAATATTTACTCCTGGTATTTTATTCAGAATCCCAATAAATCCATTAATGATTCCGATTGCACCATTGACCAAGTTTTGTAATATAGATAAAACGTTTGCTTTCATGTCTCCCATGAAGTTTGCTATATTAACTGCCATTGTCATAAAGCCGATCTGCAACTTAGCAATCAAATCCATAACAAAAAATACACCTGTGAAAAATCCAAGTTTCATTAAATCCCATGCAAATAGTACCCTATCCACAACAATCATCCATGCAATTTTGAAACCACCAACGGATTGAACCCATTTATAAACTGCACCTACAACAACTCCGATTCCGACTGCGATCCATGTCCATGGATTAGAAAGCATGGCTGTTATTAGTGCTCTGTTAGCTGCAACGCTTAACCATGTAACTGCGTTGCTAATACCCATTGCTACTGCATAAACCCCCACGCCTGCCGCTATTCCGTAAAAAATCGGTGCAATGTTTCCCCAGTTGTCGGATATCCATTGAGCACCTTTCCCTATCGCCTCAAGCAGCGGAAGGAATGTTTGTAATAGATTGTTTTGTATGGATGTCCATGCCTGGCCAAATGTCATTGGCATTGTTTCAAATTTAGCATTAGTTTCATCTGCTGCAGCGAATAAAGCATTCTTTACAATAAGTCCAGTGATTTCACCTTCGGATGCCATATCTCTTAACTTTCCGATAGGAACCTCCATATAATCAGCCACTGCTTGCATTACATTAGGCGCTGACTCGAATACTGCATTAAATTCTTCACCACGCAAAACTCCGGAACCTAAGGCTTGTACGAGTTGCAAGCTTGCGGAGGCTGTTTCCTGTTGGCTTGCACCTGCTATTACAAACATCTTGTTTAGTGTTTCAGCAAAAGCAATCGTTTCTTCATTAGATCCAAAAGCATCACCTGCTCTCTGTCCTAACTTAGCAACAAGATCTGCAGTGGTCGTATATGATGCTCTTGACCTTTCAGCAGATTGGAATATCATTTCCTGTAACTCAGCCGTAGTCTGCATTCCATCATTCATCAAATCAAGTCTTGCTGTCGTCTGTGTCATTTCATCGGATAGGCTCAGTGTTTTTTGTACTGCAGCTAAACTAGCAACCATACCAACAAGCCTTCCTATCCCGCCACTAGCGTTATTGGCACTGCTACTTGTCGAGTTAAGCTTATTATTAAATCTATCTGTTGAGCTACTCGCCTTTGAAATCTTAGTTGTGGCTTCGTCGGTTTTCCGACTGATCTTATCGATTGTACTTGTATACCCATCTGTTAATTTAAAAATTGCACTTAAGCCTGGCATCGATTAACCTCCTTTCCGCTTTGCTCTATTAGTCTGCTTCTTCTCTTCATCTACTCTAATCTGGATGCTCGCGAAGATAAACGCTCTTTCTTTTTGGTCCATGTCATTGAGTGTGGACGGAAGAATGTGTAATTTTTGCAATGCAAAGTGCGCCAGATGAAATTCAGCGTCACCTTGCTTTATGCGTTTTTTACTTCTTCAATATCATCGTTGATATCTTTATCGAGTCCGCTTAAGTCACTGACCGCCTGTGATAATGTTGCAAACTCTCCGATATTCAGCATTTCTGTCATTAGATTGCTTTCACCGAGTACACCGTAGGCTTTTTGTAACTCTGCATTCGCAAGATCCGGGAACACTACAGCCGAAGCTACAAGCGCATGCGCATATTCTGTTTTATCAAGTGATTCCCTACCGCTCTTATCTTTCTTTGTATATTTCTTCATCAGCTGACCATTTTCTTTTTCAGTGATCGATCTGATCTCGAACGGAACTGACTTTCCATCTTCCATAAATCTATTAGATACAACAATTTGCTTATTTTCAGTTTTGATTGGATGCAAAAACGCATTTAATGAGCTCATAATATTCCTCTTTTCTTTGTATTAAAAAAGGGAGCCGAAGCCCCCTTACTCGTAGTTACTTATCTGTAATTCTCAGGCAATACAAACGAACTCATAACATTAATGTCATCAAAGGTAAAATCACTATCAACAGTGATTGGATCATCTGAGCCATCATCAATTACAGCAACAGGAATAGTTTTCAAAATTACATTTAACAATACAACCTCTTGTCTTCCGACTGTAGACGCTGCATCTTCGTTGTAGCATTGAATTGTGATTCCTTTTAACTTACCCGTTTTCAGATACTCAACTGTCCTATTGAGATGTTGGCTATTCATAAAGTACATTGTGAGGCTTCCAGTTCCCTCAGCTCCAGCAACTTTATGCTGAGTCATTCGATGTCCTAACATTCTCTTTGCCTGGATGATTAAATCTATCTGAGCCTTTAAACTGGACAGTTCGAATAACTCTCGGTTCTTTTCGTCAATAGTAGCAAATGCTTTACCCTCTTGTGAGGATATCGTATCACCTAATCTTGTATAATTATCTGACATTGTTTAATCCCCTTTCTTAGGATAGGTTTACAGTTAGGTAAATCTTTTCGATGCTATCTACCGGCTGGATGTAGCAATTAATTACCACCGCATCAGAATCAGTTCCAGCTACAACGGTTACATCATCAGCGGTAAAATTCTGGATTGCTGATAATCTTTGTAGCTCATTAAAATACTCGATTAAGGTAGCCCTAAGTAGCGAGCGCCCATCTGCAGTATTATTCGTTTTGCCAACATAGTTACTTTCGAATATCTCCGTAATATCATTGTTGATACCTTGGAG